GCAAAAGTATAGCTTGAACCCGCAATACCCATATCCATGAAATATATAGAGTCTGTTCCATTGTCGGCAGTAACTACAATATCACCTGAACCATTTGGTGAAATGTTTTGCAGACTTGACTGCACATATAATGTTGATTGACCAGTGAACTGTGCAATCGCATTTGGTAATACTATATTCGTATTACCCACAACTAGGTTATTATTCGAATATAGACCACGCGCTAATGTTGTTAGTGTGATTTTACCTGTGGTTGTTGTAGGAAGATCAACACCAACAAATACTGTATTTGCAGTGTTAGCCTGCAATGTTGTAATTTCTGGCAGTTCTGTAATTTTTACTGTTGTCATTTTTATCCTAGTACTATAGTTCTATTGTCTTGTGTTATTAGTGTTGCACCAGATTCGGTTATCAATTCTGGATAATATGATGTACCCAAAGTGTTATAAATCTGAACATCTGTTGTTGTCACATTTCTGCTAATCGACACAAGGCCAGTATTTGTACTGAAACTTGGTGCAGAAGAAACAAAAATCACACCATTAGCATAGCTGACATATGAAACTGTTCCTGTGTATACGTTTCCTGTGTTTGCATAAACTCTGATTGTATCTCCGATATAAACAATATCTTTTAGCTTATTGTTAGCATCAGTGTATTCACCATTGTTCACCAAATCATACTGATTTGTGATAGATGTTATATTTATTCTGTTGTTGGATGATAATGTGTTTGCATATGCTACGTTTGCGAAACCCAAGAATACGTTGTCCTTTATCACGGCAGTATTACCAACAGCCGTTACAGAAACAACTTCCGAATAAACATTCACACCATAATTTGTTTTCAACGAAATCAATGAACCTGGAAATAAGTATGTCTCCAAATTTGAATTGATCAAACTATTGAATTTGATAATGTTGTTACTTACAGCAGATAATGAGCCATACATGGAGGCAGAAGAACCTGCATCGCCAGTATAGAAACCCAATGTATGAGAGTTTGACTGCCAACTCTCGCGGTGCATGTCTATGGTTTCTTGCGATTTCAGTGTGTTGACTGGCAATATTCTGGTACCAGCTGGATGCAATAATTTATATAAAATGTCCTCATATGCACTGAATGCTTTTTGAACCTTCAATTGATATGTGTAGTTATTGTAATCTTCATTTTCCAAAATTTGATATGAACTCGGGAAACCATCATCATTAATGTATTGTCCTGTTCCAATAATCAAACCGCTCAAGAACTTCGCTGTGGCCTTGGCCGCACCGTTACCGTAGGTTCTTATGCCGTTTTTGAAAATAAAACTTCCATTTTCATCATATGTTGTATAAGAATTTGCCAAATTCAAATAGATATTTGAACCTAATTCTCTATCGGTTATTTTTAATTGTTGGTCTGTTTTTGTTGAAGAAGTATAATTGTAAGTTCTCAACAAATATAGAGAATTTGCTTCAACATCGCCTTGTTCCAATAATTGAATAGAATCCACTTTTGCATTAAAGACTGATGAATTATATGTCGGTCCTTGGTAAACAGCCTCACCTTTCTTAACGATGTTGGATGAACTAACATTACTGACGACAAGATCGCGCACACGTAAAGATATTGTCGGAGCAGCAATATAGTCTTCGCCAAATTCTTCAATGATGAATGATGTGATGGCGCCAATACCTCGTTCGTCAGGTACCGCTTCTAATGATGCGCCATCACCCAATACTGTGGTTACGCTCAATTCTGCTCCAGTTCCTGTACCGTTTATACTCAACGTAGGTAAAACAGAACTTTTATAACCCAAACCACCTTTTGGATATAGTGTCACATTATTGGCATTCTTCAAATAGTTGTATTGAACCGAAACGATTGAGCCGGTTGCATTAACTGTTACGTTTGCATTTGCACCATAACCTGTTCCACCATTGAAAACGATTACATTACCATTGGAATAACCAGTTCCTGGTTTAATAATTTGTATTGGTCCTAAAATTCCCAAACTGGCCAGTTCACCCTTCACTTTCAATGATTCTGTTGTCTGTGGATCTGTGGTGTCATATAAACTCTTAGCACTAATTGTGGGCAGTGATGTATAACCTCCACCACCATTATTCACCAATACACTGCCGATTGGAAATGTTGAAAATTGAGTAAATGTGAATGCATTGGCCAATGAACAATTGACGTTCGCTGATGTATTGGCACCAAAGAATGTATATTGACTATTAATAGTTTTGCTTTGTACGGTCGTACTCAGATAATCTTTAGGAATAAATGCCACATTAATCATTCCCTCAGGATCTACGGCACCCACATTAGCAATAGCGCCTGTTCCTCCACCACCTACAAATTTAATATATGTATTTGGATCTTCTCTATAACCATAAGAACCATCCAATACATTAATAGCACGTATTGAACCTGAAGTAGTTTCACTTACATAGGCTCTTGCGCCAATATTTTCAATCGAATTCAGCCCACCATAAAACACCACAGGATCTCCTGTGTACGTATCTGTACGGCCTGAATACAATTGACCGCGACTTTTATTGTCAATTTGTATAGATGATATTGAACCTAAAATTTTAGCGGTTAGTGGTGCTGCACCGGATGTATTTTCTGTTACAACTTGGCCATTTTTGAAATAGACTGTCTGGTTTCTATTATCAACGATGCGAATAAATTCACCAGATTGAAACAATCTTTCAATATTTGAAATGTATAATTCAATTCGATTACCTACTGTAACCGCCCTCTCGATGGTTGCAATTGATTTTGATGTTTCACCAAAAGCTCGGTAATTTGAAATATTCAAAAATGTTTCATCATTTGTGTCGAGTCTGAGACTTTTGGACACATACCATTTACCATCAGATGCTTTTAGAATAGAATCGCGGGTTTCGAAAATTTCTGCATCAGAATCATATAGTGCGCGAAACAAGAATTTATAAGAAGATGGTGTGCCTTTGGTCTTATATAATTCTCTTGCTAATTTTATTGCCTTAGATTTATCCGCCAGAGCAGTCTGCGGAAAGTTAGGCATGAAATCGTTCAGGAAATAATCGATGAATCTATTATAAGTTTCATCATCTTCTCTGAAGTCAATATCCATATAGTTCAACAGATTTTGTGAACCATATGATGCACCTATTTTAGAATTCCCAATGTTGTTTTGTTCCATCCATTCATAATATGCCTGAATGAATGTAACAAACGTTTGATACTGGGAGTCTGACCGTATAAACTCAGGAAGCTGATACGGTACTTTAAGCGAGTTTTTATTGGCCAACGTTGTCATTATTGAACTGCATTAACGGTTATAGTAATTGCTTCTGGATCAAATTCATCCAAAGCAACAATTTTGTTATATGTCGAATAAACTATAGTTGAGTCTGGCACAACTGAAATAACAAATTGTCCCAATTCGTTATCTATCGTGATTGGAGCAAAATCCTTCAACACAACTTTACCTGTTATATAGTCTATTGTTCCAGCTTCACCGTTCAGTATTGTTTTTGTATTATTCTGATAATAATATGTTCTCAATACACCAACAGAACCTTCAATCACGGGTACGCCATATGCTAATGCACCCGAAGTATCACCTTCGGCAGGTGTAATTGTGACCACTGCTTGAGTGTAATTGTATCCTGGATTTGTAATAACGATTGAATTGACTCTTGTGCCTGAGAGAATTGCATAACCTGTAGCACCAGATCCATCACCGACGATAGTAACAGTAGGAACTTTGGTGTAACCGAAACCTTGATTTAGTATGTTAATTGAACCTATACCACCAGAAACTGTTGGAACTTCTTCAAAAAACACACCGGTTCTGATTGCATTACTGGAGTTTATGTCTCTTATACTAAATGCTGGAGTTGAAACAAGTCCTGCATTGAAATAGTTTCTCTTTAGTTTTGTTCCAAAATCCAATGTATATGTTGTTTTGGTGGTCAAACTTGGATAAAACTTTTTCTGCAATCTAATAGAGGTCTCATTCGTTATGATTGATGGATTTGACGCCTGTATAGTAGTAATCAATTCTGGCATTTTAAATGTCGAATTGAATGTATTCAATGTGTTATAAGAAAAGTTGACTATCGCCGAATTAACCGACTGTTTAATTTGTCCTGCTGTAAGAGTAGTCTTTTTTGGATCGTATAATATTGTTGTATTCAATTTCAGATATGTATAATCCGCATCAACCACTGTTGGAACAACTGTCATTACACTAATAGGTTTGATAACTTCGTTAATCAATCTTTCTTTTTGTGTCGCAGTCAATGTGTAACCACCAGAAGGTTTTACAGCACAGAAAAGTTGACCATAAACTGGCGGATCATTTTCTTCACCACCCCACACAGATACGGAATCTACTGGTATACTATTATTATTGTTTTGTATCAGATAGATGTAATCTTCTTTCGTAACCGCACGACCTTGGGCCGCATAGGCTTTGGGTGCAGTAAACTTGATGGATTCTACACTCTCTTTGTCTGATCCTTTTGTCGCTGGTGATATTGTGTATATGGAATTATTGGAATAACCACCAACACCAGACATCAATGCAAAGTTATTTGCTCCGTATGATACTGTTCCATTGGTTGCAATGTAGGACATATTGACGATGTTCCCGTCAATCAAAGCCTTGCCTAATATATTATCACCGAAATAAATTTGATACTTACCATCTTTACCTTCTTGTAGGAAGTATACCTTACTTGATGGTAAAAGATTGATATAATCGGTGCTCAAAACATATGTTTCGCTCGTCAAGTTTGATGAAGATTCCTGCACAGTAATCGTCAAAGTCTTCGTGTCGATATTTTCATCCGGAATGGTGAATAACAATTTTGGATTTGATGTTGTGTCAACTGTGTAATTGTATGAAGCAGTAATACCTTGTGCAATTTCCACATCAGTAAAGATTGCAGTATTTGAAGTAACCGGAACAGTATAAGAATCTGTGGTTGCAAAGACATAATTTACACCATCTACAGATTCAGACAAGAATTGTGTGAATTTTGGCAATGTCAAAGTTGCATCATTGACTTGGTTCATAGTGAGATTGATAACCGCCGTTGGTGCTGATGCAGACTTCGGTGTATAATTCAATAGCTTTGCATGTGATACCACAGAATTTCTTTGAACGGCAGAGTCCAAGAACATTTCATTGGCAACCATATTTAAATAGTATGCATTATATTGTGTATTATATGACAGCAAATCAACCAATATTGAAAGTGCGGAGCTATCAAAGTTGTAGTCTTTGAGTGTGTCTTGCTGCTGTAGGAAACCTTTTAGGCTGGACTTGATCGATGAAAAGTCAAGTTCTGTAATTTGTAGACCGGAGTTGGCTGATGCCATTATCTTGTCCTCTCAAGTATTAAGTTGATTGCTGTTGGTGTGGTATTGTTGCCAATATAAAACTCTAAAGACACCGAATATGTATTATTATCACTATCATCCACCACTGTTACCTGTATTAAAGATACCCTTGGCTCATTATTTTGTATTGTCGTTTCAATTTCTGTTTTCAGATGGCTTGACGTAATAGGATTCATAGGTTCAAACAACAACTGTTCGATACCCGAACCTAAGTTTGGTTGAAATGGTCTCTCATAGTGCTTAGTTAAAAGCAAATAACGCAATGCTCGAATGACTGCCATTTCATCATAGCTCAAGGCAACGTCATTTTTGCCTGGAGTTCTGGTGAAAGAAAGATCCAAATCTGAGTATATTTTTTGAAGTGTCTGTTGTGCCATTTACTATTTATGAGTGTTCGTTAGACGGGAGGAGAAGTTTTGCCGCCACCATTTTGTACACCACCATGTATGTGGCTACTCAATGATACTCCGCTACCAACAACATCACCGGATGCAGTTACTTGACCGGAAACATTTAAATCACCATTCACAGTAGTTGGTGAATTTATGGTTGTATCTGATGCATTGATTGTTGCAGAGTTACAATCTATTGTGGCTGCTTGTGGTGTCTTTATATTAACGTCACCATTAACCAAAATGGTTGCTGCGCCATCGACCGTTAAGTTATACACACCTTTGATGTGTACATTATTATCTTTCAATAGAATTTGGTATGTGTCTCCAACAACTTTGGTGACTTTGCTACCATCTACACCAATCTCTTCAAACGTACCCATTCGATGTGCTATGTGTATACGTTCGGCAGAAGGTGTATCATCAAACTCCATGATATGACCAGATTCAGTTTCCATTACCTGGTTATATGGATATTTGGCCGCATAATCGGTTGCAGGTTCACTCCAAGAACCGCCGGTTGCAGTAGGAACGTCTTGATCTAAATTGTTCTTTTTATATTCTACAATCGTTTTATCCAAACTCTCAGCCCTTGCCAATCGGCTAGTCGTTGGCTCACCAACGATTGATGGATAATTTGAAGGTGTGCCTTCTGTTACACCACCAGACGAGAAAACTGTTTTTCTTGGAGCAGATTGTATCTGTTCAGAGGTTCTCGGATCTGAGAAACCTTTTGTTGTATTTGTAAACTCTTGTGGTATGCCTGGAAATATTCCGAGTATGCATGGTGCCTGTGAAGATAGACCATCCAAGAAGAAGCCAAAAACGTAGTCTCCTTCCATGGGTGTTCGCGTTGATGTGTTGTTAACTGGCAACACAACTTGCGCCCAAGGTAAAGAATCTGTTGGAATTTCTACCTTATTTTCATTGTGTGATCCAAATATGCGAACTCGGCAACGACTCAAGTTTAGAGGATCAATACGGTCTTCAACTACACCCAACCACCAGACAAAATTATCATGTCCAAGTCTATTTAAAAATTCACTCATTTTGTAGTTCCTCTGACAGCATCTCTCACAATCTGTTCATTTTGTTCTTCTAGCTTCGCACCATAACTTTCTTTGGCAACTTCTATAATAGTTTCATATTTCATATATGAATCAATGATGTGTCTAACCG